AAAGGGAGATGGGGGACGGGTCAGGGACTCGAGCTTCCGGACGGTTCCTATATCTCCGATCATTTCCGAAGCCAGGGAATCAAATCCTTTGAAGCCTTCGCGGAGCATATGAAGGCTGTTGAGGATGACTTCTGGAACCGCAGGTTTAAGGGGTATGGTCAATGGCGGAAGGCGAGCATAGCCAAATACCGGAAGTTGGGGTACCTGAAGCTCCATACCGGCTTCATCTGCTCTGGTATCATGCGTAATAACGAAATCGTCAACTACCCGATTCAAGGCTCAGCCTTCCATTGCCTCCTCTTTACTCTCATCGAACTCGATAAGATAGCGCAGAAGGAGAAGTGGAAGTCTAAGATAATCGGGCAGATACATGACTCAATCTTGATGGATGCCGATCCGGCCGAGCTCGGAAGGATAGAGGAGGCTCTCCAATATATCGTCAAGGAGACCCTACCAAAGGCTTGGAAGTGGATCATCGTTCCGCTTGAGATAGAAGTGGAGACCTATGGGGTGGATCGGCCCTGGATAAAGGAATAAGAGAGGAGAAGTGGTGAAATGAGTGAAGGAGTTTTATACCTAAAATACCGGCCAAGCTCTTTCGATGATATCGTCGGGAATCAGGAGATCGTTCAGGTCTTACGGAATCAACTAACAAAGACGATGCCTAAAAGCCTGCTATTCCATGGTCCGACCGGCTGCGGGAAGACCACTCTAGCCAGGATCGTAGCTACTGAGTTAGGGGCAAAGGGGAATGATCTCCGAGAGATTGATTCAGCCGACTTCCGGGGAATCGATACCATACGAGAGATTCGGAAGCAGAGTACATATAAGCCACTGGAAGGGCCTTGCCGGGTCTGGATACTGGATGAATGTCATAAGATGACTAATGATGCTCAAACCGCATTACTCAAGGCTCTAGAGGACACACCGAATCATGTCTACTATATACTCTGCACCACCGAGCCGCAGAAACTCCTCCCGACCATTCGAGGGAGATGCTCCCAATATCAAGTCCGACCTCTGACAGAACGGGAAATGCGCCTGCTTCTGAGGAAGGTAGTCAAGGCTGAGGGGGAATCCCTCTCAAAAGAAATCTACGGCCAGATTATTCAAGATAGTCTAGGTCATCCTCGCAATGCCCTCCAGATCCTTTCCCAGGTTCTATCCGTCGAGGAAGACAAGCGGATGGATGTGGCCAAGAGAACAGCTGAAACCCAGTCTAAAACCATCGAGCTGTGTCGGGCTTTAGTGAAGCGAGCTCCTTGGAAGGAAGTCGCTGGTATTCTGAAAGGGTTGAAAGAGGAAGATCCGGAGCAAATAAGAAGGGCCGTCCTTGGATATTGTCAAGCCATCCTCCTAGGTGATCGTCCAGACATCTCAGTTGCTGGAATCATGCAGGAATTCATCGAACCCTTCTACAATTCTGGATTCCCCGGTCTAACCTTTGCTTGTATCAGCGCATTACTGGGGGAGGAATGATCTCTCAGTTGAACCCATTGACTCGGGTATAATAATAGAAAGGAGACGATTCATCATTAAAGAGGAGCCAAGCCGTGGAGGTGATAAAATGAGAGAGACACTCAACTACGAGGAGGATATCAAAATTGATCCCACTGCTTTAGATATAGAGTGGTTAGAGCAAGCCGAATTGATGCGGAAATACTCGAAGCACTCTGCTGACATGAAGAGGATCATGGATGAGGCAAAAGAGCGGTTAGATTTCAAAAAAGCCTGCATTGAGATGGACATCCGAAATGCTCCGGAGAACTATGGATTATCCAAAGTCACAGAAGGAGCCATCCAAAGCACCATCTTGCTCCAGGAAGAGTATCAGAAGTTGGCTAAGGAATACGGAGATGCCCGGTATGAGTATGATGTCTCAGTCGGAGCCGTCCGAGCCATGGATCAGCGGAAGTCAGCATTAGAAAACCTGGTGAAGCTCCTTTCAGCTTCCTATTTTGCTGGACCGCAAGCCCCACGAGATCTCTATCAGGAGCATCTCAGCCGGATGGATCAGCGAAAGCAGAATACGAAGGTTCGGCTAAAACGTACAAGGAAAGGACAAGAGGATTAATGACTGATGGGCAAATCGTGCTAATCGCCATTCTTATACCACCCATCACAGCCATCCTATCCATGTTCTGGTATTTCGGCAAAGTGTTAGCGATCCGGATCCTATTCAGAAAGGATGAACAGCATGGTTAGAAAGAGCAAAGAAAGGAAAAGGTTCAAAGGAGGTGTTGCCCGAAATGCAGCAAAGCAGCAACGAGGAGCTTCATACGGGCATCTAAACCTCCCGAAGGGACTCAATGTTTTCAAGGAGGAGCCGGGTTCCAGAGTGACCTTAGACATCATGCCCTATGAAGTCACGATCCCCAATCACCCGGATAAGGATGAGGAGTATGGAGTTGCCATCCAAGGGGAGCTTTGGTATAAGAGGCCATATTTCCTCCATCGGAATATTGGGACGGATCATCAGTCAATAGTCTGCCCCTCCAGTATTGGACAGAAATGTCCGATATGTGAATATAGGGCTCAACTTCTGAAGGAAGGTAAGGATTGGAATGATGATTCCGTTAAGGCCTTGAAACCCTCCATGCGGAATCTCTACATCGTCATCCCGAAGGGGAACAAGAAATACGATGAGAAGCCTCATATTTGGGATATTAGCCAGTTTTGTTTCCAGGAAGTACTAAATGAAGAAATCCAGGAGAATGAGGATTATGAGACTTTTCCGGATCTAGAGGAAGGCAAGACCCTTCGTATTCGATTCTCTGAGGAAAAAATGGGAAGTAACGCCTATGCTAAGGCAAGCCGTATTGACTTTAAGGAGCGGGAAAAACCCTACAAGGAATCGATCCTTGATGAGATACCCCATCTTGATGAATTGTTGGAAATCCCCTCCTACAAAACGATCGAGGCCATGTTCTTTGGCGGATTAGACAAGGAGGAAGCCGAAGAGGAAGCGGAAGAAGAGGAAGAGAAGCTTAGACGTTCCCGCTCCTCCCGTTCGGAATCAGCAGAAGAAGAGGAAACCAAATTCGTCGATGAAGATGATGATGACGATGATGATGATGACGTCGATGATGATGACGATGACAACGACGATGATGCTGATGATGCCGTCGATGATGACGCTGAGGAGGAAGAGGAGGAAGAGGAGGAAGAGGAGGAGAAACCAGCGAGAAGATCTTCCCCTCGCAGGTCAAAGGATTCCAAGAGTGGTAAAAAGGGTAATGGGAAATGCCCTCACGGCCACAGGTTCGGTAAGGACTGCGATGAGTATGATGAGTGTGATGAGTGCAGTCGATGGGAAGCTTGTGTAGAAGCTTCGGAGGACTCGTAGATTGGCTTCGCTATTCAAGCGAACGGGATTTGTGGGGGCATATCTGCCCCCACCCCTCGTTGATTACCTCCGCCTGATCTCCGTCCAGCGAGGGCAAAGCCTTCAGCGCACGTTGGAAGATTTGGTTATCAATCAGCGGAATCAGGAGTCCGAGGAGGATATCCTCACCAAACTCATCGATCAAGCAGTCAATGAATGGTATTCCCAAATCGATCAGGGTTCCCTTTCCGGCGGGCGAGAAGAGCAGAAAGCCTTTATGAGGGGGATCGAGGATAAGCTTTGTAAAAAGAAGATCTCCCCCATCCATATAAAAGCCCTACTCCCACAGATAAAGGGCAAAATCAAGAAGAGGAGAATCACCCATGATGAGAAGAACGAAGAAAGAGCCTGAGAAACTCAGTGAGCAAATAAGCCGAGCTATCAGCAAAAGGTCATCCCCAACAACTCCCCAATATGATGGTTCTAGTCGGGTGGTATCAACAGGCTCTACTCTTCTTGATTTGGCTATTTCTGGAGGGAGATTCCGAGAGGGTGGGATTCCTACCAGGATCTTAGTTGAAGTGTTCGGACCTTCCGGAGCCGGGAAGACTGTCCTCCTCTGTCAAATCGCCGGCAATATTCAGAAGATGAGTGGAGAGATTATGTTTCATGATCCGGAAGCTCGACTCAATAAGCAATTCGCTTCGATGTTCGGGCTAGATCCAGAGACCATTGAGTATACCATCCCCAACACCATCCCTGAGGTATTCAAGTCGATCAGGGAGTGGATTCCGGATGAGGATGATAAGCAACTTTATGGGATTTTTGCAGATTCCCTCGCCGCCCTCTCTACCGATATGGAAATGACCAAGGATGAGGGAGATAAGATGGGGATGCGTAGAGCCAAAGAGTTTTCCGAAGAATTGCGTAAGACTTGCCGTATCATCTCCCAAAAGGATGTCCTAGTCGTCTGCTCGAACCAAATCCGGCAGAATCTTGATGCCGGTCCTTACGGCTCGAAATATAAGAGTCCAGGAGGGGAAGCTATCGGATTCTACTCCAGTCTCCGCCTCCGCTGCAAGAATGCCGAGAAGATCAAGGTCAAGCGAAAGATTAAGGGAAAGGATCACGAAAGGATTATCGGAGTTAAGACGGAGATTGAGGTTTTCAAATCGTCTGTCTGGAAACCTTTCCGATCCGCCGATGTTCATATCTTGTTTGATTACGGAATTGATGACATACGGGCAAATCTCCGGTACCTCAAGACCAACACCGGGAATTCGATATATCAGGTGGGGGAGACCAAACTCGGAAAGAGTCTGTCCGATGCCATCCACCAGGTAGAGGAGGATGGATTGGAAAGGAAGCTCAAGGATGAGGTTATTAGCCTTTGGAATGAGATCGAGACCAAATTCGAGGAGCCACGGAAACCAAGGGAGTGATAGATCATTGACACGTTCTTTGAGTGCCAAAGTAAAGAGACAGGTCAGAGAGCGACAAATCAGTCGCTGGGGGCCGGGGGATCTTCGTTGTGTAAAGTGCTTATTTCCATACCCAGATCATCTGATAGAATACCACCATATTTTAGCAGTATCGGATGGAGGGGAAGATGATCCTGATAATATCACAATCCTATGCCATGACTGTCATAAAGATTGGCATCTCGGATGGGACATCCCTGTAAATGGAGATAAAGAGCTCGCATGGGAAAATTTTAGGAATTGGCTTAGAATTCCTTCAGACAGGTTAAAGGCTTGGGTCTTCAGCAATTTGAGCGATTTGAGAGTAAGTCCTGATCTTTTGAAGAGGACTCAAGAGATACTCACCACAATATTAACTGAACCCAATCTAAGCCAAGGGGAAAGGATTGGTCTACTTTTACGCTCTCTTGGAGAGCCGATCAGAGCAGGAACGGAAACCGAAGAGGTATAATATGATGAAGAGAAGAATCAAACCCTCCTCCGCCAAGGCAAAAGGCCGATCCCTCCAGCAATGGGTCTGCCAGAAGATTTCCGATCTGCTAGGCATCGAATGGGGGAAGGATGAGTTAATTGCCTCCCGTGAAATGGGACAGTCTGGTACGGATATCCGGCTCCTCGGGGAAGCCCAAAAGAGATTCCCCTATTCAGTAGAGTGTAAGTATCAGGAGACTTGGTCGGTCTTGGCCTGGATTGAACAGGCCAAGCAGAATCAGAAGAAAGGGACAGACTGGCTCCTGGTAATCCGGAAGAATCGGATCAATCCGGTCGTAGTGATGGATGCTGATAGATTCTTCGATTTGCTGAAGAGAAAGGAGAGCTAAGTATGTGGGATGTAGATCCAACCTTTGACCTTCCCGAAGGATTCGCATTGAAGGAGAATACTCATTTCGTCTACCTTTTCTACCATGGACAGAAGGTTCGAGTATTCAATGCGAACCGGGTTACATCGACCGAAATCCTGAAAGCCTGTGCGGAGCTAGCGGACGAGGAGATTTAATCCTCGTCCAGGTCAGGATGTCAACACTGCCTGATTCAGCGGCCAAGCCATCCGAATCTCGCCCGAGGAGCCGAGTACCGATAGCTTAATTAAAGGAGCATGGATGAGATGAAGAAAAGGGACTGGATTGAGGCGGCCGCAATCGCGGCGATCTATGTGGTGGTTACATGGGGCATATCGCCCCTAGCATTCGGCCCTCTGCAATTTCGAATCTCGGAATCACTAAAGGCTCTAGCCCTGAGAGGAAGGAAGTACATCTACGCCCTGACTGTTGGTCTGTTATTGGCCAATCTGGGAAGCCCCCAAGCCGGCGTATGGGAATTGGTTTTGATGCCGGTCGCTTGCTTCACCGGAGGGGAGATTGCCTACCGCCTGCGCAAAGTCCCGCTATTGGCCCTGACCTTTTACGGAGCGTGGATAGGGGCAGCGGTCGGCATTACCCTTCATTTTGCAATCGGGCTCCCTTGGTTGCCCACTATGGTATCAGTTTCCATCACGGAAATACCCTTGGTAATAGTGGGGGAAAAGATCGTTGATTATATACTTCGCCACACCAAGAATCAGTGAACTGGAGGCCCTATCCCCGGATTCGGGAAATCTTCTTAGGAGGATAATCCAATGATCACCAAGGTGATTATCGAAAATTTCCAATCCCATAAGAAGACCGAAGTGGAATTCGTTGCCGGAACGAATGTCATCATCGGGGAATCGGATACCGGCAAATCTGCCATCTTTCGTGCTATCAACTGGGTGGTCACCAATCGCCCGCTCGGAGATTCCTTCCGCTCGGAATGGGGAGGAGATACCCGGGTGATTCTCCACACCTCTGAAGGGCATGTGGTAGAGCGTCTTCGAACAGCCTCCAGAAATGAATACATCATTGATGGTCAAGTCCTGAAGGCTTTTGGGACCGATCCACCAGATGAAGTCATTGAGATCCTTCAGATCGATGCTTTCAACATACAGGAGCAATTCGAGACGCCCTTCCTCCTCTCCAATACTCCAGGGGAAGTCGCCCGAATGCTGAACAAGGCTGCCTCCATCGATGATATTGACAAGGCTATCTCCGGACTGAAGAGCTCCCTCAATCGAATCAACACGGACATCACCTACAATGAGAAGCAGCTAAAGACCTTCACCGCTGAGATGGAGGAGTATGTGAATCTGCCCGAGATTGAAACCCGGATAAAAAGGGTGGAGGAGTTGGAGGAGGAGAGTGGAGTCACCGCCGACCAGATCGCCGATTTACAGCAGTTATCGGCTCGGGTGAAATGGGTCGAAGAGGCTCTACTTGAGACGAATCATCTTCCCCAAATCATGACGAGACTCGAAGGATCCGAGAATCGATATTACGACTATCAGACCCAAGAGACTCAGCATCAGAAACTCTGCCGGATAGCCACCCGGATCAAGGATATCGAGGAAGAACTCGAACAGACCAAGGATGTAGAAAAGGGGCTGCTTCGGGCCGGTCAAGTGGATGGGAAGATTACCTCCCTAAAGGAGTTGAGGGAGAAGGGTATAATATTGCGAAGACTGGTCGACAACCTCAGAAGAACCTCCTCCTCAATCGCTCAGTTGGACATCGAGATCGAAAGACTCTCAAAGGAATATGACCGGATTGCTCCGGAGACCTGTCCCTTATGTGGGGCGAAGATGCGGAAGGAGGATTCAGAGTAATGGCCACCTCCAGTCAGACAAGATACTTGAAGAACCTGGTCGGGGCTTGTAAACGGCGAGGAATCGAACTCCCCAACGAGCTACTGGAAGAGATTGACGATCCTGACCTGACTCTCCGGAGGGCATCAGAACTCATTGATGCCCTGCGAATGGAACTGGGGTTGACGGAATGATGCGAAGGACGACCAAGGCCACAAGAGGTCCGGCATCGGCAATCCTCACGGCCGATCTCCATCTCGAAGAATCCACTCCGGTCTCCAGGACGGATGATTACCGGGCTGCCCAGTTGCGGAAGTTGGAATTCCTCCAGACTCTCAGGGATCAGAATGGGGGATGCCCGATTCTCTGTGCGGGGGACATCTTCAACAAGTGGAAGGTTTCCCCCTGGCTCGCTGCTTGGGCTTACTCCCATCTGCCGGAGGAGATAATCACCGTCCCAGGAAATCACGAACTTCCAATGCATTCAGTCGAGGAGTTCGAGAAATCTATCCTCCATCTCATGGAGATGGTGCGGGATGATTTCAAAGTCCTCCAAGATCAGGCCATCCTAGTAAATGATCTATCCATCCTCGGGATCCCATTCGGGCAGTTCAATACATTCGACCCAGGATATTTTAAGATCCCAGAGGGGAAGAGATATATCCTCCTCCTCCACGAATTAACCTGGGAAGGGAAGAAACCCATGTGGGCCGGTGGGTATTCTGCTCAGGATATCCTTGACAAATTCGGGGAGTATTTCGACCTTATCGTGGTCGGGGATAATCATGAGAGTTTCGTAGTGGAGGGGGAATCCTGCCTCCTCGTGAACCCGGGTAGTATGATGAGGATAAGAGCCGATCAAGCCGATTTCCACCCGAGATGCTTCCTGTACTATGCCGAAACCAACAAGGTAATCCCGGTAGAGTTCCCGATTGATGAGGGGGTTCACAATCGGGAGCACCTTGACCGGAAGAAGGAGCATGATGAGAGGATAGCCGCTTACATCGAGCGGATGCGTTCGAACTGGAAAGGGGGTCTTTCATTCAAGGAGAATCTACAGGCTTTCTTTGATACCAATGACACTCCGAAGAAAGTGAGGAATCTGATATGGCTGCATTTGGAGGAAGAGGAGATCTAGGCCAAAGGCTTCTCCAGTTGAAAAAGCAATTGGAGGAGAAGAGGGAGAGTCGATCTCAGTTACAGGGTGAGTTGAAGAGCCTCCAGAAGCAACTCTTTGAGGACTTCGAGGTGAAGACCTTAGAGGAGGCCGAGGCTCTAATCGCCAAGACCGAGAAGAAACTCCAGAAGATGGAGCAGGAAATCCGGCAAGAGATTGAAGAGATAGAAAGGTTGTTGGAAGATGAATAACGAAAAGACGGTATCCGGATGTCAGGGATGTCTGAAAATCGAGTCGAATTGTGGGATTGAAATCTGCTCCGTTTTCAAAGATCCGGCATTCCAACATCGGAATGGGAAATGCCCTGGCTATACGGAAAAGCCAGGAGATATGGTTCGGATGTATGTAGATCTAGCAAAGTATGCTGAGAATATCGACTCCCCTAGTATGGCCCGGTTATACTCCAAGAAGGTTGAAGAATGGCGTCAGCGAATCAAGCAGGATCTTATGGCAAAATATGGTGATTACGGGATGAGGAGGGTATTAGGGTGGGATGATTCAGAGATTACGAAAAAAACTCGAGTATAAGAAAGGGCAGCGAGATAGAACTCAACAATCCATCGACCGTTTGGAGGATGAGATCTCCTTCGGCAAGAGGATGTCCCATCGGCATGAAATGGCTCTGGAAATCGTCAAGCAAGTCGGGTTGGCTACTCAAAAGCAACTCGAATATCATCTCTCCGAGCAGGTCAGCCTGGCAATGGAAGCGGTGTTCGATGATCCTTATCACCTGAAGATCAACTTCATGGAGAAGCGGGGGAAGACCGAGGCTGAAATCCTCTTCTGCCGGCGAGACATGGAGCTTCCCCCTATCGGATTCACTGGGGGAGGGGCGATCGATATAGCCAGCCTCGCCCTCCGAATAGCTTATCTCTCAATGAGACAAGATAGGAAGGTAAGACCCTTCCTCCTCCTGGATGAACCCTTCTCCAGGTTGAAGGGGGAGAATGCCAACAAGCGAGCCCTCGCAATCATCCAGGAAATCAGCAGGAACCTTGGTCTCCAAATCATCATGGTCAGTGATGAGAGAGTCCCGAGGGAAGATATCATCTCGAATGCGGACAGGGTTTTCGAGACCTCGCAGAATCGGAAAGGAGTAAGTCAAATCAACATCGTTTGAAGAGGAGGAACCCCAGATTTCAATTCTGGGGTTTTCATTTTCCCAAAAAATCTGCGAAAAATCTGTGAAAAACAGTTGACGTCTCTCGATAATAATAATAATATATAGGTAGAGAAAGACAGTTCCTTGAAAACCAAATAAAGAGACCTCGTCAAGAGTAGCGGAAACGTGGGGCGTAGCATCGAGAGCGCACACAGGGCTAACGAAGCGAAGACGAGGTGAAGCCAGCGGATGATGGGGTGCGAAAACCTAGGCCCCAGCCCGAGAGGCCAAGCTGGAGGAATCAAGGAGGGAACAAAATGACAATAAAAATGTTTGCCAAATATCCCGGAAAGTGCAGCGTTTGCGGTCAGCGTTTCGCGGCAGGAACGGAAATCACTTGGGACTCCGAGACCCGCAAAACCGCCCATATTCTTTGCCCAGCCGGCGATCCGTGGTACAATGGTAATATCGCTCCCAAGACCGCTGTTCCAAAAGCTACCGCCCCAAAGGCAGACGACGAGGTGAAGATGTACTTCGTGAGTCACAACCGAAACGGCGGTCCTGCAATCGGAACCGCGCTTAAAGCCAAAGATGGAAAAATCGTTACCGTCGTTCGCAAAACGGCTAGATTCGTCAATCAGGACGAGGTTGACGACATGGACGATTTCTCCAACGGCGGTCGGCCGTACTGGTCAGTTACAGCGTATTGCAGACTGGCCACTGAGGACGAGGCGGCCCCAGTCTTAGCGGCAATCGCCAAGGCTGAGGAAGTAAAAATCGCGAAAAAGAGAGTGCAAGAAATCAAGGACATGTTCGTCAAGTCTGAGTTTCTTGCGCCAAAGATTCCTGGAGGACATATACTAGACGGTGAGCGGTTAATCGATACCGCTACCGTGTATGGCGGCGGCGATTGGTTCGTGGTCGAGGACGACAGCATCTGGTTTGTCCGCAACAACGGAGGCGACGGGGACTGCTGGGACCTGAATAATGTCAGGACCGGCGGTGCGGGCGGCATCGGCTGGAAACTTCCGATGGACGAGGCACTTGCAGCCGAGCTAAGGAAGCTGGACGCGCTGCTCAAGAAGTAAGAGATAAAAGGGAGGGGTAAATCCCCTCCCCCTCCAAAAAGGGATTTGAAAGGGGTTGGCAAAAATGGCAAAGAAAAGCACATGGAGACGGTGGATGGATGGGGAGGAAGGCGAAGTGTGGCGGCGTAATGCAGAGATTGCGATGATGGCAGCCAAGGATATGTTCGAGAATGATGCCAGGGTCGATGAGAACGGAGCGGTCTGCTGGAAGAGCAATGGTCATTACATTATGGACGATATGATTGAGAAGATGGAGGCCGCCGGATGTCAATTCAACGCCGAGGCCACCAGGAAGGCCAGAGACGAGCAGAATGCCAAGTTCGCCGCCGAATATATCAAGCGGCAGGCCAATCGGCAGCCCAGCGCAGAAGAGATGTCCGAGATGAGGGCGGCCTTCGGGGCCGGCGCAGTGGTGGTCGATGTCATCAGTGGGAGAAAGATTCAGCTCTAGGCGGGGATTTGGGAGGAAGGGATCCCTCGAACACCGCGGGACTCGAAGGAAGGAAGGGTCTCGCGGTTTCATTTTCCCGAAAAAACTACGAAAAAATCTGTGAAAATCGATGAAAAACCAGTTGACGTTCTCCGATAATAATAATAATATATAGATAGGAAAGCAAGTTGAAAGGGGATGCCGAGAATGACCGGTAAGATCAACAAGCGAGTCCTTCGGGCATTGTTCAAGGACATCACTGCCTGGTTCAAGGAGAAAGATTGGGATTTACTCAGCATCGACACCTACATCTTCTTCGACGGCAAGCAATACACCGCCAAGGGAGAGTATGTCAAGGATCGTAAGGCCAGCGACGTCACGGAATACGCGGATGATAAAGGATTGACGATGACGTTCGAAGGGGTTATGTATGAAGTCATCAATGGGGAATTTCCTAAACTCCTGGAATCGTTTGACGCCCTCTTCGAGAAGCATGGGGTCTACTATCAACTCGGGAATAGCTGGAATCTGACGGTATTCAAGGGATAATTCAAAAATTGGGGAGGGATTCCCCTCCCCCAAAGGAGGTTCCTGGAACGATGAAGGAAGAGATAATCATTCCACGATTCCCCGATACCCGACAAGGAGCTCTGGAATGCTTGCGAGAGATCAGTGAATTCGCCGTCCCAGATAATGCCCTAGTCATCCCTGACTCCTCCCGAAGATGGTGTTGGATGGTGGAGTTTTCGCACAAAGTCCGAGAATCCCGCCGTTCAAAACGGATGGTCACCGAGCATGTCCGTGCGGTGGTTTATATCGACCAAGAAGATTTTGAGTGCGAGCTTTTTGAACCGGATGAGTAGAAGAGTGATCCTCCCCTCTAAACCCCAGATTCCGGTCTGGGGTTCTTTTATTTCAATCCCCAAAAAAATTCTCGAAAAAACCATGAAAAATCCTCAAAAAAACAGTTGACGTCTCTCGATATATATAATAATATATAGATGAAGGATGGATTTGAAAGGAGCAAGCGAAATGAAATTCTACAGGAACGACAAGAAAATCAGTCGGAAAGAGGCCGAGGCTTGGTTGGGGAAAGAGACGTTGGCCCGCAGGATCGAAGAGGCTAAGGCAACCCACGAGGAAGACCCCTACACCCTGATCGAGTGGATGGATGGGTTGAGGATAGACTTCGAGTTCTAAAACGCAGAAGGGGCCGGCTAGTCCGGCTTAATGCGGCAGCCAGGTCCTAA